GGCTAGATTTGCTGCTAAAACAATTAAGCCGAATCATGCCATCATGAGGAAGTTGAGGGCCTTCGTTTGGAAGTGGTGTTGTCTAAACTTGACCCCACTATCTGCAGATTGGAATTTTGAGAGTGCTTTGGCCGATTGGCTAGAGAATTCCAATTATAGTCTTGCAAGGAGAGAGAATATGTACCGCCTCTATGCGCGCAGAACTCATGGACGTTGTACCGGCATTCCCAGGTTGAATACTAAGGTGGGACATCCGGACACACGTGTTGACCTTTTTCTGAAGCGCCAGTGGTGGCCGATTCCGAAATTTGCACGTTGGATCATGCCACGACCCGACGTGTGCAAGATTTGTTTTGGACCGCTATCTCATGCCTTTGAGAAGATTTGTTATAAGGTAATGGCTCCGACTGGACACCCTTACTTCATTAAGAAGGAGTCAGTTGATTCACGACCATACCTCATTAAACTTTTCTTCTCTGTTCTGAGGCTAGGAGAGAAGATTTGGGCTACTGATCATAGTCGCTATGAGGCCCACTTTATCCCAGAGGTCCAAAATTGCATTGAGCAGGTGGTTTATCAGTATCTTAGTAAGAACTCACCTGTGGCGAAGGAGGTATTGAGCATCATGCACCGCGTGATGACACAACAGCACACCTTTCGCTCGAACTACTTCTCAGCGTCAATGGGCGCGAGGAGGATGTCTGGCGACATGGTCACATCCCTGGGCAACGGCTTGACCAATCTTTTACTCATGCTTTTCCATGCTCAGGAACATCACTGGGAGGTTGACGGTTTCGTTGAGGGGGACGACGGTCTTTTTAGAGTCTATGATCCCTCAGGCGTTTCCGCCAGTCCTGCCGATTTCCTTTGTTATGGAATGGAATTGAAAATTGAGGTCCATGAGGATGCGAGTACCGCGTCTTTCTGCGGGAACATTTTTCACCCTGATTCTCTTCGGAACATCACAAATCCAGTGTTGAAGATTCTGGAGTCGGGTTGGACTTTGCGATCAACGTACTTTAATGCTAGGGAGGAGACCCTTCTTGGGTTACAGCGTGCGGCGGCTCTCTCGCTTGCTGTTTCCTATCCTGGGTGCCCCATCCTGGCGTCGTATGCACGTTGGCTCCTCAGGGCCACAGCCACTGCACGTCCCATTTTTGGGGACGATCATCACGATTACACATGGTGGGAGATCTTTATGGGAGCTGAGAATTGGAAAACCACCACCTTGGAGCGGGTTGTCGCACCCGTAAGAGATTGTGATCGTGACCTCATGTTGCGTGTGTATAATATCGCCTGTGCCTGATCAGCTCAAAATCGAGAAATTCTTCGATGAGCAGGTTGGGGCACATGAGTTTGAGTGTCCAGAACTGCTGAAGTACTGTACGACACCACAGCGGCTGAACTGGGAACGCGGGAGGTGTGGTCCTGATCCAAGCACGGACCACTCCGGCAACTATTCTGAATCCTTCTCGTTGGTTGCGTGAGGAGGAGGGTTCGATGTCAGGCTGACAGGCTAAAGGCTTGTCACCACGGGCTTGAGAGACCTGTGCTGCCTGGTTCCGGAACCAACACGTTACGTGGTGAGCTCTACTCTATATCTTCCACACACCTTTACACACTAGCGTGCTAGGGGTACTAGCCATACCCGTCCGGCGTGACCAAAGCGATTCACCCCTGATCTGACCTGGTAGCACGGGTTGGGGTCAGGACACGAGTCTACCCGAGAGTCAACATCCAGCTGAAGGATCTCTTGGATATTCTCATTTCGAG